GTCGCGAGGGCGGCGCGGTCCTGCGCAAGCGCCGGCGGCTCGATCAAATTCGCAGCCGCATCCGATTCACCGTCTGACCGCATGAGCCAACCTCGCCGCTTCATTTTTGCCACGGACCTCCACGGCGACCGCCAGAACGAAGCGGCAGTCAAGGTGCTCCACGAAGTCACCAAAGAGTTCAAGCCGGACCTACGCATCTTCGGCGGGGACTTGTTTGACCTCCGTCCGCTGCGCAGCGGAGCATCCCCACAAGAGCAGTGCGACTCCATGGAGGATGACTGGTGCGCTGGAAATGACTTCCTTCACGCTTGGAAGCCAACGCACTTGCTGATGGGCAACCATGATGATCGCCTGTTTGAGCTTGCAGAGAACTCCACAGCCGGAGTCAAGGCGGATTATGCCCGCCGACTGTGTGGGGACCTCAGCAATACCCTCCGCAAGCTGCGGATCGAGTGGCGCCCTTATCACAAACGCCACGGGGTTTTTTCTTTTGGCAAGCTCAACTTCATCCACGGGTTTCACCACGGGGTCTATGCGGCGCGACAGCACGCCACCATCTACGGATCGGTCATGTTCGGGCATATCCATGCCTTCGATGTTCACACTTTCGGTACGTTCAACGAGCGCAAGGTCGCCTACGCCTGTGGTGGCCTGCTCGACGTCGACCAAGAGTACAACAAACGCCACACCGCCTCTCTGCGCCATGAAAACGGGTTCTACCTCGGCCTCCTCCACGATAACGGCTCCTTCACCGTCCAAGAAGCCCGCCAAACAGGCGGGCAGTGGCACATCCCCACTCGATTCAAAAGTTTCTGAGTGGCTGGCGGCACTGGGCGCTCCGGCAGCCCGCGCCAAGCCCAGCCAAGATTGGTTGACGCGGAGGCAGATCAGCGAATTGCTGGGCCTCAAGCGTTTTGCCACGCAACAATACCTCGTCCGAGGGATTGCGACTGGCACAGTTGAGGTCTCGAAGTTCCCTGTTCTGACAAGCAGCGGAGCAATGCAACCGGTCCCGCACTACCGGATCATCAAATGAGCAAGCCCAAGCTGCCAGAGGTCGTGGAGCGAAAGCTCGGTCGACACCGGGCAGAAGGGCTTTGGTGGCCGGGCGGAAAGATTGAGATTGACCCCCGGCTTCGCGGTCGACGCCGGCTGGAGGTGTTGATTCACGAGATGATGCACCACCGACACCCTCACTGGACCGAGGAGCACGTCACCAAGGAAGCCGAAGTAATGGCCCGTTTTCTCTGGAGGCAGGGTGTGCGACCTTGAATTGCCTCTTGCGCTGACTCGGTTTGTTGCTTCTATGGAGTCATGGAAGGCCCCTCCGAGCAGCTTCGCCACGAGCTTTTTCTTGTGGTCCGCCGCTGGTCGCAGGAGTCCGACATCACGCTCTGCGAAGCGATTGGTGTGCTGGAACTGCTCAAGGTCGACCTCATCCAGATGCTTCAACTCCCTGACGAATGAAAGATTTCACCACCGACTGGTTCTCCTTCCGAATCCCGCACTGGCTGGACTTGGTGCTTCCGCAGCTCCACAAAACGGAGTCCCCGCGGTATCTGGAAATCGGCTCCTATGAGGGGCGATCTGCCTGTTGGGTGGCGGGGCAGCTTGCTTCCAGTCCAGAGGCCGAAGTTCACTGCGTCGACATCTGGGGCAATCCGGAGGTCGAAGCTCGATTTGACTCCAACACCGCCGATGAGCCGTTGATTCGCAAACACAAACAGGACTCACTCTATTGGCTGGCCAAGGCGCTCACCGAGAAGCAGCAGTTCGATGTCATCTACATCGACGGGGACCACCAAGGCAAGTCCGCGCTTCTGGACGCTGCCATGGCTTGGCCTCTGCTACGCCCGGGCGGGATCATGGTCTTTGACGACTACCCGTGGCGTCACCCCGAAGGAACCCCAGTGTGGAAAATCCCCCCGAAGCCCGGCATCGACGCTTTCCTCGACCTGTGGGGGAGCGAGCTGCGTATTCTCCGCAAAAACTGGCAGGTCTACGTGCAGAAAAACACATGAAGCTCGCCGTCGTCACCTGTTTCTACAGCTTCGCGGGATACAAACGCCCCGTCGCCAACCTGCATCGGTTTCTGCGTCAGATGCGACGCGATGGAATTCCGGTCTTTGGCGTCGAGGCGTACCTTCCGGCCCGCCCCATCCACACGCGGACCTGCGCCGGCTGGAGGCAGATTCAAGTCGACCGGGCGACACAGGTTCTTTGGCACAAAGAAGCGTTGCTCAATCTGGCCGAAAAGATGGTCCCCGAGGAGTACGACGCCATTGCGTGGGTCGATGCCGACGTGTGGTTTTCCAACCCGAACTGGGCTCGGGAAACTCAGGAGCTGCTGGAACACGCGGATGTCGCGCAGTTGTTTGAAGAAGCGGTGTGGACCTCGGAGATTGGCGTTCAGCAGATGCGCAAGCCTTCGGTGGCCAAAGTTCCACTCAACCCCACATGGCCTTCGCACCCCGGGTTTGCATGGGCGATGCGCCGCGATTTCTGGAACCAGATTGGAGGTCTTTACCCCTTCGCTCTGTCTGGGGGCTGCGACTCCATCATGGCCATCGCTTTTCAGGGAACCTCCCTCTGGCCTTTCTTGAAGCAGCACCTTGGGAAGAATCACACTCCTTTCAATGAGTGGGTCGCCAAGGTAGGCAAACCTCGTCTGGCCTACACCTCCGGCCAGTGCTGGCACGAGTGGCATGGTTCGCGGGAAGACCGCGACTACGTGGGTCGAGCGCAGCGGGTGTCTGTCCTTGAGGTCGGTAAAGACCTCATCTTAGCCCCCAATGGGTTGCCAGCGTGGACGGAGCACGCCAGCCCAGCTCTGGTCAAAGACATCGCTAATCACTTCATCCGCCGCAACGAAGATGGAAACTCCTAGCCCCACCCTCATCGCCTTCACCGGCAAAGCCCAGTCTGGAAAAACTACCGCCGCCAAGTTCCTCCTGCATGAGGGATACGAGCGCATGAGCTTTGCCGACCCCATCAAACAGATGATCCGCTGCTTGACCACGGTCACAGACAAGCACGCGGCTCCTCCGGCCTTTGGCGGCCGGACAGTCCGCGAACTCTACCAAACGCTCGGCACGGATTGGGGACGCAACATGATTCATCCGAACATCTGGGTGCAGCTCGGCGCTGAGCGTCTCCGTTCCCTGCTGGGGGACGTGGAGGAGGGGGCCATTCAAGGCATCGTCATTGACGACCTCCGCTTCGACAACGAAGCCCAGCTTATCCGGGCCTTCGGCGGAATCGTCGTTCAGGTTCATCGCCCGGGAGTCCATGCCATGGCGCATGAGTCCGAAGCCGGCATCTCTCCTCATTTGGTTGACATCGACCTCGACAACGATGGAGGCTACGAAGCTCTGGAGGATGCGGTCTTCTCACTCTGCGGGCTTGCGCGTCGAAGCTGACTGAACTACACTGGCCGCTATGGGAAACCCGAAGCGCGATCCGATCAACCGTCTGCCGTTCACGCCGCTGGCGACGGACGTGTTCATTCGCGAAACGCACAATGTCGTGCGTCCGGGGAACTTTGAAATCCCGGAGTTTGGCACGCCCCACGACGCGATCAGCAAAGGAGAGTCTTGGCCGCACCACCGGTTTTGCTGGCAGACCGAGATCAATGAGAGGGGGGACTGCGAGCGTTGGTTTGTCGCCACGCCCGAGACCCAGCATCTCTACAACTGGCAGTACAACGACGCCCCGGATTGGCCCGTCATCCGGCAGGCGTTCGTGATCCCTCGCGAAGATTTTGACCCGGCCTTCCTTGGCTACACGCCTCCGTCGACAGACGTGTTCGCTGACATGGCGACCTACACGATCACCAACGTCGAGCAGACGCGAATCGGCGAGAAGCAGTTGGATAGCTTGTTCGTCTCCGTGACGGTGACGTGGGAGAAGATCGCCGGCAACCCGAAGATCGCTTACATCCTCGACACCCAGACCAACGAGATTCGGCAGGTCTTGGAGGAGAAGGTCCCGGCTGGAACTCTCGGAACCGCCGTCGACGCCAACGGCCAGTACTCGGAGGTCAAGCCCATCAACACTCTTTGGGCGCTCAAGACCACGCAGTTCATGGCGGGTCTGGCCGGCAAGACGGCTCCGAAGACTCAGACTTGGGAAGACGTCATCCACTACTCTTGGCCGGATGTGCTGTTGGGGTTTTCGAGCTTTGCGTTCCCCAACGTCAGCGGTTCCACCGAGTCTGTGACGTGGCGACCTATCTGGAAGCGTCAGCGATATGATGGCCCCTGCCGAGCCCCCATCACGGAGTCTTGGACGCCCGCCCCT